TTACATTTAATGCAGTGTTTAATGCATCTTGGCTCTTAGTAATAGATCCTGTAGCTGTTAGTAATTGCTGGAATGCTGGGCGTAGTTGGTCATCTAATACGCCTGTAACTCTTTGTAAATTGGCTATATAATCTTCAACGGCTGGCGCACTAAATGCAAAACCAGTATTACGTAATTGAACCTCTAAAGACTTGGCTGCCTTCTCATCGGCTGCAAAGGCTTGTACTGCTCGCTTACTGAATTGGAATAATTGCTGAGCGCCAAAGACACCAGCAAAAGTCTTGCCTAATTTATTTACTTGCTTATCGAAGGCTGATATTTCTTTTTTGCCTTTAGTAAGTGCTTTGCCATTAAAGGTTGCCGTGGCTGCTACAAATATATTGGCCATTACGCTGCCTTCTTACTTTTAATTTCAGTTTTTTTATTAAATTGTACGGCTGATTGATCTATCGCTTTTAATATAGCTTCATAAACTTTTAAACTATCTTGCGACCAAGCCTTGTAAATTAAACGGCCTTTAGTTTTACGACCACCACCCCGAGCGCCAGGTATTTTAGGCTGAGAGGTAAGTGGTTCTAATGCAGATATAAATTGCTGACTAGCAAATGGGTTATTAGATTTGTATTCTTCGAATGCTTTGCTGCGAGCTGATCGCTTGGTATATTGTCCGCTTGCTCCTTGCGAGGCTATCATCTCAAATGGTGCTCTGCCTTGAGGATTTAAGCGGCCAGCAGTCTCGTAAATAGATCCAGGTCTGCTTACGTTGTAAACATAATTACTCACTTTAAAACCATTTCTTAATGTTTTATTTTCTCCAGGGTTGTAGCCAATACCTGCCAACACTGCGCCAGCATCATATTTGGGAAATGGTCTATAAGATACATTGCTAGACGTTGACTTAGACCAGCCAGATAAAACTGCATTATTGCTGAGCACAAATCCTTTAGCTTTGGTTGCTACTCCACGCATTAAAGGATCAATAGCAACTCTAATGCGTTGACGCATATCTTGATCGATAAAACTTAAACCATTTAGGACATCTTTAACGCCTACGACCTCTACTGGCATTTCGGATCTCCTTAGCTCTGTCGGTTAGGACTTGTATGATTGCGGCATACATTTCGCTATCCATATCAATAAATTCTCTAGGCGGTATCCCAGTCTCTACGCTCAGTTGTGCGATGCTGTAAAGGATTGAAGACCGCTCAATTATTTTTTTTCTTCGTCTAGTACCTCGACAGTTTCTAGGCTGTCTATAAACTCATCAAACGATAGAGATACCTGGCCACCAGCCCTGCGTAAACATTCCCAAGCCAACCAGAATATATCTGACTGCTTTTCATCTTCACGCAAGGCTTTGCTAATTCCCATACCTCTTTTTAACTCGAAAGCTACTTCGACACCTGGTGTTATCTTATGCTCTGATACTTCACCATTAGCCCTTGTTATCTTTAGCTTTGCCATTATTACTCCTTAGTTAGAATGCCACCGATGATGACACTGTGATTGCGGAGTTTACAGTAAAGGACAGACTTGACGTAGCAATTTCTGAAACGCCGCCTTGACCTATTGGGGTTAGGTTGTTGACCAAAATTGAAAATTGGTAACTTGGGTTGGTGGCTGATACAACAGTGCCCTTAACAGTAATTACTGATACTGCCAATGTTAGACCAAATGCGCCTCTAAGTGTGTCGTTAATTTGGTTTGCTGCCCAGTCGTTTATTACGTCTAATTGGAATGTGCCTGATTGTAGACCAGCGACAAACTTATGTGCTGAGTCACCCATAGCAGTTACTTCAAGTTCATCTACGATCTGGTTAATTACAGCGTTTGTAACGAATGCGCTGATATCAACTGAAGGTACTGTCGGTGCAGCAGCGGTAGCCAACTTAACACCTACGTTATTATTTAGATAAATTGCCATACTTATTCCTCGTCTTTCTTAGTTTGTGCAGTTGGTTTTGGTGCGCTTGCTAATTGGCCAGTCTTTTTCAAGAAGGCTAAGTCTTCTTCGTGTGTGCTCATTTTAACTCCAGCTCGTTAGGATTGATACAGTTATTTCTGATGTTAATAAATCTCCACTAGCTGCGTTAGTTATAGCTGGAGCGGAGACACTTGATATGTTGTAAACCAGGGTAGATGCCGCTAGTTTAGTTACTACTGCCACGATAAAATCTTCTATACCTTTTAGGTTGCCTTGATTGTCAAATGCCGGTGTGGTTATTAAAATCTTAAAATTAGCCAGGGGTGCGATGCTTGTCTGGCTGTTATTGCTTGGCTCGATATAAGGATCGCTAGGTGTTACCACTACGCTGTTAGCAAGCAAGGTTGCAGGTGGGAATGCAAAGGTTGACCATACGCCATTGTTTGTTAAAGCGGTTGCTAGTGTGCCACGTAAGGTGGAAATCGCTGCCATTAGCCCACCAATGATGCTGGACTTGAATACGGCTGGATGAGACCACGCACTCGGTTAATCAGCTGATAACCCATCCGATAGGGGCTGGCACTGATCCCATCCATACCGACCCCACCTGTCTGGCTAACTTGTCTTGCTTGCCAGATGTCCACTGCAATTATCATCGCAGCTTCTCGTATTGCAGGGGTGCTCGCATAAGATTGGGTTTTGTGCTCTGGGCCTCTTGCGTTGCCATAAGGCACTACTTTATGAAAATTTTGGTTGGCTGCTGTTTTTGCATATTGCACAAATGAATAACCATTTGGATAATTGGTTTGGCCATATTGATACATAAATACTGGAATAAGGTTAGTTGTGCCTGTGCTTGGCGGTATTGTGCCAGTGATTGTGTAAGTGCCGTTAAATGTTGAACCACAAGCGCTTACTACTATTTGCTGACCTGTTACAAATGCGTTTGGATTAGCAAGCATAAGTGTTGCCACGTTATCTTGTAATGCTGTGCCTACTACTGGGGCATCATTGTGCCATAAGTATTGTTGGATTAAATCTTCTGCTGATTGACAACATTCTTCTACTGTTGCATCGGAGTAGAGTGAACCAATACCAAGATTAGCCCGTAACTCGGCTGTTGTAACAAACGTTGCTGGCATCTCTACTCCTTTGCTAATAGCTCTCTGGGGCTAGGGCTACTAAACCCCAGAGATTACTGATTGTGTTTTTAGTTAAGGTTAAACTTAACAATGCCGTTAGGCATCTTGGCGATTGTTGCCATATATCCGTAGATTGCCACCTGTACTTGTAGGTTTGATACTACGTTAACAGACATAAACGCCTGAGGTGAGCGGTATACAGTAAATGCTTCTGGTGCAAGGATTACAGCAGAATCATCTACAGTAGTTGTAGCTGCAAAGTTTTTGTCAACATAAAGGTCTAAGCCAAGCACATTTCCACGAATTGAAGTAGGGGCTACTGCTCCGCCTGCATTCATTGGTTGTGATGCTGAATAAATTGGACGACCGGTGTTGTCTGTTGCTTGTAGGAGAATTCCCCATTGTGATGGGTTAGCAATATAGTTATTTGCAAAATAGCCAGTAGCTGTATAAACCTTACGGGCTGCATCGCTAGCAAACTCAATAATACCATTTGAATCTGCATCGCAACCTGAAGAGTACTGACCTGCGGCAACTAGTGCAGCAAGGACTGTGGTATCAAGTCTTTGTAAATAAGCATTTTCTAATTGCTGTGTTAATTCAGCATAGAAACTTGGGTCTGAACGCTCTAACAACTCAACAGATAGTGTGTTCATACCACTGTACTTAGATACAGTACCAGTTAAGTATTGGCTGACCATATCTGTATTGGAAACTGCGCCGCCTTCGGCTTCTACAGTTACAGTTGGTGCTACGCCAGTTCCACCACCAGCAGAAGTGACAAGTGAGGGTACATTGATTGTAAGACCACTTTGTGGCAAGGTGCCTGAGCTACAAGCATCTAGTGCAGGAGTGCTAAAGCGTGTATTAGTTACAAACTCTGTTAGATATTGTGTTGGATTAAATCCTAATCCATTGTTAGCAAAATCGTCAGCTGCTGCGATGTATAGTTTTGACTCATCATTACCTAATGCAGCTTTAATCTTGTGCTCTGTGTATGAACCCATTGAAGTAATAGGTGTACGTACACGTGTTTGAATTAATGGTGCTGTAATTACTGGGCGTGCAGCTTCTACTGTAGGAGTAGCAGCCTCTGCCTTTGCTTCTTGTGGCGCTGTTGCTAAATCTTCCACAGGAGCCTCGCTTTCTTTAGTTTCGATTGGTGTCTCTGCTTCGCTCTCGCTAGCAGCAACTT